CTTCTTAATGAATAAACCTTTGGTTGCAGTAATCTCTCTACCACCTTGTATAAGGTCTCCCATGTGTTTGGGACAATGGAATGCCTTAGCCATAAACTTAGGAAAACTCTCATTAAGGCTGTCACTAATTTGGTCATAGAGCTGTATAACTACGTCTTTGTTCCAAGTTAACTTGCCTGATTCGACATCATCTTTAACTGCGGGCCACATTGTAAAGTAAACAGAATCAGTATCACCATAGATAATAGATTCACCTGTGTGATCGTACACACCCATGATACATTCATTTGTAAATGCATCCATGTGTTTTGCAATACTTCTACCAGTTAGTGTAGTTGATTGTCCAATGCGTTTGTCAAAGAATCTACAGCCTGGATTAAGAATAGCACCATACAAACTGTTTAAGTTAATCTTTTTAACCAACTGTCGCTTGTCCCAGAATGCAATGTCCTCTTTGTCTGTAGCATCTTTCTTCTTTGCTTGTAGTTCTTTACGTTCAGCATACCAACGTTCTAATAGTCCTGGGATAATACCTTTTTTCTCATAGGTAAAGATAGTGCCGTTAGCACTTAGTATCCAACTTGTATTGCTGTCGAACAGCATCTTCCAGAGCTCTGCACCTGTGTGTACAGTACTCTCACCGTTCTCCCAGTCCACAGTTATCTCTGTGCCTGCCTGCATTTCCATAACAGCAGTATACTCTAGTGTAGCAAATAGACCGTCCCAGCTATCTGTAAAACTTTTACCTGCATCACGTTTTTCATTTAAGTAACTGTCTGTCATAATAGGACGTAGTTGTCCTACAACAGTTTCTGGTCCCATGTTTAAGGCACGAATAGCACTAGGATACAGACTGTTAATATCAATAGCACCTACCCAGTTATGCATGCCTTTTTTAGGATGTGCAACATAAGCGCCTGCCGCTTGCGTACTTACTTGTTCGTCTCTGCTTGCCCTGTTGGGAACAATCCTACCAAGTTGGTGTGCTTCGTTAATAATTGCTTGTTCTGTAACAGCAACAGCACCCATTGTTGTAGGCAACAATACTGTGTTGTCATGTGCAAGTTCGTTTGCTAGATCCAAGAACTTAAGTTTTTGATCCAGTTTGTGCAGTAGTGCAGTATCCTGTCTGTTGTATTCAATAAATGTTTTGAAGTCTTGGTTATATAACTGGTCCAGTGTGCCTTCGTATGCTGTTTTACGTTCGCCTAGTTCATGTTCGCCGATAGCATCTAGCGAATAACTGTGACGCTCCTCGTAGGTATATTTGCGATAGAGTTGCATATAATCTAAATGCACTCTACCAATAAGATCAAATGTTACGTTCTCTGCACCAAAACGTTCAAATGTACGCTTCTTGGGGGACTGTCCCCACAAACAAAAACGTCTTGTGTCGTTTTTACTGAGTACCCTAGTAATACGTAGTACTGTGTAGGGAATATCATAACCTTCTGAGTTCCAGCCACTGAGAATGTCTGCATCATCAATTAAATTTAAGAACTGATCCAACATGTCTGCTTCATCAGTAAACATAAATGTGTCATCAAATTGATTTGCTACATCTTGTGCTTCTTCCCAACTCATACCTTTGGGCGGGATTGCAAGAGTAATTAGTTTGTCAAGCCAATCTAAGTAAACAGTTATTGCAGTTATTTTATTAAACGGATCACTAGGCGGACTAAAGCCCTTTAAGGGATCAAAGTCAACCTCAATATCAAAAAAGCAAGTCTGTAGTTTAGGAGACTCTGCGCCTAAGTAGTGTTCTTCTAGACATCTGTAAACTACATTAACGTCTGATTCCCACAGTTTTTTATTGCCACCTTGTATTCTTTGCTCTTTGTGAAACTCTTTGCCGTTACGTGTAGCAAATCTACTTACTGGAGTATCATAGATCGTTCTATGTTTGCCTTTGGGATCGTCATAGTAGAATACATAGTTGGCAGGAAATTCGTTGTAGATTCTCTCACCATTAACACGTTCTACAACATGTATTCTGTCTGCGTCTCTGTCATGTAATGCGTCTATGTAACTCATTTTACCACCACCCTGATGCTACCCCGTATCCAAACATGTTAACAAATCCAAAGTATATTGTCAACAATGTTGGAAATAAGATTCTTCTTCTAATATACCCCAATGCGCCTGTTACACTACCCACAAAAAATGCAGGATATATTGATTGCATATCTGGAGCATCAGCAGTCACCGCCAACATAAAACTAGCACCAACTGTGGATATAAATGCAACTAACTCTAAGTAAAATGCAATGGGGTCGCTTTTATAACTGTCTACGGCAAATTGCCGGATAGACTTCAAAGTGTTTTACCAACAGTCTCTAAAATGTGTACAGTTTCTTCGTGGTCTTGACTAACTTCGCCCAACTTAGATTTGAATGCAATTCTAATTGCTTTTTTAAGTACTGATGGTTTAATGTCCATAGACTCTGCTATTGCTTTAACAGTGTCACTGAGCCCTGCATTAAGGTCTTCAACTTCCTGCATAACCGCAATACCTTCATTGATTACTTGGTTAAGTTTTGCTTTTTGCTCGCTGTTGTAAGTATTCATTAATTTTCCTTGATTAAGTGTGTTGGTAATGGTTTAGTAGGATCAAGCCTAATACTAAACGATATTCTAACAGTTTCTTTAGGATTTGTAAACCTATGAGGCACCTGATTATTCATAATAATAGGCTTTACTAGCTCGTATCTTGAGTGCTCCTGCCACGTTTTCTCTGTTAAACAGTCAATATACACATGTCCGTTGCCTAAGTCAACAGTTTTGGTAGTCATATCGTCTGGCTTGTGGTAAAAGATACAAGATGTGCCTAGGCAATTTTGTATAGGAAAATTAATAGATATACCAGCAGGGTCTATGTCAGTATGTTTGTAACTGGGGTCATCTTGCGGACTAGAAACAAAAAATATCATAAATGATGGATAAACTTCGTTGCCTCTAAGCCATTTTCTAAGTAACGGACAGTTTGCTAAAAAGTCTTCATGGTCTAACTGTACAAATGTTTGATAAGCACCTGCCAATGCTTTAGCCACTGTCCATTGCAAGTCCTCACTGTTTTTGTAATGATTCTGTACTTCATGTACTACTCGTTCATTGCAGTCTAACCAGTTCCAATAAAACATACTACTCCTTTGGCAAAGGCGGATGTCCGTACCATGACTCGTACCAGTCTGACCCCCATCTTATGGCATCTTTACTTGTGTCCCAACCTCGCATTAAGTGAAAAGGTACGGTATCTGGTGTACATCGCACAGTCATTGATATCCGTAATCCCTCACCAGTGTTTGTAAACACATGAGGAATAGTGTTAATACATATAGTAGGAGTATGCAGAGAATACTTTGTAAGTTGTACCCACTTGTCACTGTAACACACAATTCTTGTTTTGTCCTTGTGTGAGTCCAACATAACACTTCTGACATCACTGTTTGGTTCGTAAAAAATTGTCTCTGTGTCAGCACATCCAGATACTGGAAAGTTAATACCTATACCAGTTGTATCTGTGTCTATGTGACAATGTTCCAAAGTATAAAATGGCGCACTGATTAGATACCCTACATAATCTATATTAATTCTTGCGACATCTTCACACCAGTACGTAAACTTAGGACATTTTTCAAATATGTCTTCTATTTTTAACTTTAGAAAACCGTTGTCTTGTTCATAAATTATTTTTTGTACTTCTTTTTGCAAGTTATAATTATTCTTGTAATAGTCTTTGATTTCCTGAACCATTTCTGGATCTATATTATCGATGTGGTTCCATACATACATATAATTTTAACTTCCTTTGATATTGAATGAACTAAACTACGAAGGGGCAACAGTACCAACAGGCTTAGTCGTTGATGTGCTACTACCAGGGCGTTGTTGTTGTGCTTGTTGTTGTGCTTGTTTTTGTTGTGCTTGCTTACGCATTGCAGTGTTGCTTATCTGTCTAAGCTCATCATCGAACTCAGGGTGTTGCTGACGTATACTTGTTACAAGTTGCAAATAAGGTGCATCTCTGTACGTGTCTGAATCACTTTTTCGTTCTTTGCGTGATATTTTACTAGCAAGTGCTTTCATAGCAGTACGGGTCTGAGGGTCAGAGGTTATAGCCATTACTACTTCTGCTTCTGAGCCTAATTGTGCTAGGTCCTTATCTGTGGGTTTGTCTGGTAGCGGTCTATTTAACGGTGCTACCGGTGTCTGATCTTCAAACAATTCTCTTATAAGCATATTAGTATTTATCGTAGTTAGTAAAAGTAC